CAACCTGGGTTTTGAGTGCATGGTCTACCGGATCCCGGGCGAGGCAGGCTACTTCGGAGCCAGACCTGCGGAAGATGGTTATTACATGCCGGCGGAGCAAAACCCGGCATATTTCGCGCAATAAAAAAGCCGGCATTTGGCGATGCCGGCCAGCTCACAGAGCTACTTATATAGACAAGATAATTGTAACTCTGTGGACTAAAAAAGTCAAGAAAAATGGGGCTTTTTGAAAGCCCCTGCGCACTTGATAAAGATATTAAAGTTAGGATACAGAGACATGGTTAAGAGAAAGAAAATGAGACTGAAGCATGGGGATGTCCTGGACGTGGAAGAGTACCATGATGGGAATTATGGGGGGAAGGGTAAGACCAGACAGAAGAAGGAGAAGCCAACCAAGGAACAGGTGAGGCTGATCAACCGGAGGAACAAGGCGAGGATGTGCCGGTGGAGACTGATACAGTACTTTGACCAGGGAGACCTGTTTATCACATGGACCTATGCGATGGAGAATAGACCTCATGATATGGCGGAAGCGCTGAAGGACTTCCAAAAGGCAATGGCAAAGGTCAGAAAGATCTATCGGCTGAGGGGAGCGCCGCTCTACTGGATCCGCAACATCGAACGCGGCACCAAGGGAGCCTGGCATATCCATCTTGTGATCAAGCAGACACCGGAGGGAGATGCAGCGGCTATCGTAACCAAGGCATGGACCAAGGGCGGCACCTACGTGGCGGAGATCCGACACAGCAAGTTTACCGGCGACGATATGGAGCAGCTGGCAGACTACCTGACCAAGGACGAGCACACAGCGGAGATCAAGGCGGACGGCACACCGGGCAAGCCCAGAATTGCGGAGTCATCCTACAATACCAGCCGCAATATGCCGCTTCCGGAGCCTAAGACGGACAAGCTGGTCCGCTGGAAGCCGGAAGTCAAACCGCCAAAGGGATATTACATAGCCAGGATGCATGAGGGCATCAATCCGGTCACGGGATTTTTATACAGGAGTTACACACTGATCAGGTTAAAAACACAGGAGCGGAAGAAACCGCCGAACAGGGTAAGGAGGTGTTGATTTTGGAAACTATAGAAATGTTTGTGAGTACTACTCTTCATGGATCCGCAAAGAGGACCGGAAAGGTAATGTATACTCTCCGAATGAAAATGGGAGAAAAGCAGTACTATGAGAAACCGCCGGAGATAGGAAAAACGGACGGGACAGCCAACCGGCTGGTGCTGTGGAGTATTTGCCGGGCACTGGAACGTATGCGGGGCAAGCGGATGATCCTTATCTACATGGAGAATACCTACGTCGCATCCGTGATCAATCAGGGATGGGTGGAGACATGGGAACGGAATGACTGGAAGAACAGCAGAGGGAATGAGATCAAGGATGCGGATCTCTGGAAAGAGATACTGGAGAAATCCCGGGAAATGGGTCATGACATCGCTGCTGTGGCCGGAAGGCATGAGTACTCTGAGGCATTTGCCTATAATATGTCAAAAATAAACGCGGAATCTAACATTTTTACAAAAGTGGAGTTCGAAGAGGTAACACCAGTACATGACAGGTGTTAGAGACCATTTCGGTGAAGCCGCCGGGATGGTGAAAATATAACAAATGAACTGGTAAAGAAAATTTACAAGTTGCACCGGTGCAACACCGGGAAAGGAAATCAGATGGAGAAATTTAAGACAGTAAAAGAGTTGAATGATAAGGCAGCAGAACTGAAGAACGCAGGAGATTTGTCAGAACTGATAAAACTGGCAGAGGAGAGCGGACTGGAGAAAGAGGATGCAGAGGATTACATGGACAGTGACGACCCGGAAGACTGCCTCTGCAATGCGACGATGGCCGCCATTGCCAAGCTGAAGCTGGAAGAACAGGATCTGCATCTCGAAAGCCAATTAAAGGATTGGAAGGACTTTATCGTGCAGATGCTGACAGACTATCCGGTGGACCATGATGGTGAAGACAGAGATACACTGGCCAATGCTGTATTTAACCCGGACAAGAAGCTGTTGGACGTGCTGGCCGCCGGGCTGAAGCTGTCATCCGAGAACCGTATAGAGGTAGACAAGCGGATCATACAGGCAGCAAGACTCCCTGAGAGTGCCGCCTTTATAGGTATGTGTGGCCGGGATGATTTAAAAAAGATCATACTGGACTACTATCTGGGAAAGCAGGTGTGAAATGCGTGCATATAAAGGATTCCATAAGGACCTGAACTGTACGATGGGAAAAGGAGTGTTCTATTACGAACCTGGGAAATGGTACAGCGAGCAGGAGGCGAGATGTGCTGATACCGGCTTCCATGCGACAGACAATCCTCTGGAAGTATTGAGATGGTATTCCGGTGAGGATGACAGATATTTTGCCGTGGAACTGCGGGGAAATATAGACGAGGACGGATACGGCAGCAGGATTGCGGCACCTGAGATTATGCTGGTAAAAGAACTTACGATAGATGACTTGTATCGTCTGGGAGTGTTGTGGATGTCAAAACATCCGAAATCAGAACTGGCAGCAGCCGTAATGGTGGAGAGCGGGGAGGCATACAGAAATGGAAATGTTATCGTCCGGGGAAAAAATCCGAGAGCCCGTGGAAAAGCAGGGGATAACCTTTACATTGTCAGGGACGACGGCGACGGGGACATCGTGGAAATCGGTGCTTTTAAGGTAGACGGGATAAAGATCCTGCCGGATGTGTATTATGACGCAAAAGGGAGGCGGGTAAATGAGAAAAAGTGAACTGGAGAAGCTGAGGACACTGAATGCCACTCCGGCCATGATCCGGGCATTGCAGGAGCCGGGGACGAAGAGGTATTACAGTGGAAAGATTAACGAGGAAAAGTATCATCTTGCGGCCAGGTGCCAACAGCTAGGAGGATATCTGAAAATATCTATCTGCACCCGGGAAGATATCAGCAAAAAAGTGTATACACCGAAGTGGGATATCTTTATTAACTACGAAGGTGATGAGTATATCACAAGGGAGAGACAGAAGGACGGATCCTACAAATGGCGAAAGGCATATGGGTACAATCTGGAAGCTTACAACTGGTACAATAAAAACTGGGATGAATATGTATACATGAATCCGGGAAGCAGCAGTCAGATACAGAAGATCCTGGGAACGCGGAAAAAAGGATTTTGGGGGATGTGCGAATGGCAGGAAGGCTGTAAAAAACGCAATGAGGATAAAAAAATAAAGAAGCTGACGGATCAGTGGGATAAGGATATGGAGCCGATAAAAGACCCTCCGAAGGGATTCAAAGACTGGTGGCACCGCAACGGCTTTGATGGGAAAAATTATATCTTTTATAGATTGGCACGCTCAACAGAAGGATACTGCACGTCCTGTATTGGCAGGGTAAAACTGCCCGGAAAACCGAAGCATAACGCAGAAGGAAGATGCCCAGTATGCAGAAAAAAGGTCATGTACATATCCCGGGCAAAGAAAACGCAATGTCTTTGTACAGGGGAATATGAGGTGTCCTGCATCCAGAGATACAAAGAGGGGCTGGTACAGAGAGATTTTGCGGTGTACAGATATGACTACAAGGATGACTGGGCTGTCAACAGATCTGATTATGGTATCCGTGAGTATCGTAGGACCATTGTTACAGAAAAGGGGTGGGGGACATACATCTACACGGATTACCGCAGGAGGGGAATGCGCTGGGCACTGGACCGGGATGCATGGATTGGAAAATACCGCGAAACCATGTATCGGAAAAACTTTAGCCAGATATTTAAGAAATATCATACAGCATATCCGATTGCTGTGAAGCATGGTTATACGGAGGCAGGCCTAAGGTATTTCCTGAGACAGGAGCACCGTTATCCTGCCATTGAGATGGCTTACAAGGCGGGCCTGTACAGGCTGGCAAAGGATATGGCAAACGACAGTTGGTTACAGCTGGATGAAATACTGGACAATAAAGCGTCCAGCGGACTTGCAAAGATACTTAAAATAGATAACGCCCGGATGAAGCGCTTGAAAAACATGGATGGCAACATGGAAATGCTCATCTGGCTGCAGAAAGAAAAGGAGATGAATACGATACTGCGTGACTGCGATATAA